ATGTGGATAAGCAGTAAAGAATTTGCAAAGCAATATGATATAAATTACGAAGCACTTAAAAAATCTTGTATTCGTGCAAATAAGCAGACTAAAAAAATTTGTATTTCAGGTAGTCATATAATACACTTTAAATACACCCAAGGCAAAGGACACGGTGGTAAAACCCTTCAAATCTGGTCTAAACCTTTAAATAAGGAAGAAACACAGCTAGTAGAGCAAGGTTTTAACATAGAAGATATAAGCAATACTACTACTATAACTCCTAAAACAACACAAGAAGCTTTAAGCAAAGCATTAAATGATGATGTTTTGCTTAAAAATTCTAAAGCCTTGCAAGTGCAAAACACTGACAAAACCAAACTTAGCGAAAATCAAATACAAATAAACAAAGATAGCTTAAGTCTCTTTGCAAAAGCCAGTTCTAAAAAGCAAAATTTAGCCTTACAAAAAGCTGCTGTGGTTAAAGAATGGCTCCATGCTAAAGGCAAGATAAGCACAAATGATTTTATAAATTACATTAACGCTAAAAAAATCTATGAGTTTAAGCTCACACAAAACAAACTCTTTGCTTGGCAAAAAGAATACTTAGCAAACGGACTTGATGCTTTAATAGATAAAAGAGAAAATAAAAAAGATGATGCCATTAGCACTCTTGGTATAAAAGAGCTTTTTATAAATACTTTGCTTGCTCAAAAAGGAAGGCTTAATGCTTCTAATATCCACAGGGTATTAAATTATGAATTAGCAAAGAATGGCAAGTTAGATTTAAAAGATTTTCTAGGCAAAAAAGATGAATTTATAAGCTATGAGTGTGTTTTAAGAAGTATGAAAAAATACTTAAAAGAAAACAAACTCATAAAAAATATCATCTTGCATGGCGAAGATGGAGCTATAAGCAGACATCTACCAGCACTTGGTGTGAGTAATTGGAAAGTTTCTACTATCAATGAAATCGTAGAAATTGATGCAAGCCCACTTGATGCTATTTGTAAAGTAGATTTTATCAATGAAACTTATGGGCTAAAAGGCGATGAGTGCTCTTGGCATAAACGCTACACTATAATATCATTAATCGATACTTATAGTGGTGTGGCTAGCTTTTATCTAGGCTTTAGTGAAGATAGTTTAAGCATAGCAAGAGCCATCGCAAAATACATCAGCACTTATGGCGTTCCAAAATGCATACATTCAGATAATGCAAGGCATTTTTAAGTAAAAATGTCAAAGCTCTTTTAGAGAGATTAAACATTGATTATAAAGCGATGCCAGCTTACAGTGGCTGGAGTAAGCCTTATGTAGAAAATAAATTCAAAGATTTACAAAACTCACTCACAGCCAATCTTGTCGGATATATAGGAGCTAACATCAAAGAAAGACAGGCTATTGAGTTTTTTTATTCTAAAAAAGAAAGAAGACTTAAAAAAGGCTATAAGACAAATCAAAGAAGACTTAAAACACTTGAGTATATGAGAGAGTGCATTGATGATTATAGTGCGTATTTTATGAATAACAAATGGCTTGATCGCTTAGGTGCTACCCCAAAAGAAAGCTTTGAAGCAAAGATTGAAGATGCTATTGCTATAGATGAGCTTAGCCTTAGTATGTATTTAGGCGGTGAGTTAAAGCTTAGAAAGGTGCTAAATAAAGGACTTAGTCTTAATGGAACTCTTTTTTATAATCCAAAATTATACACCCATGAAGAAGTGTTTGTGTGTGAAAATCTTAATAACCAAAACGAAATCTTTTGCTTTGATAAACAAAAAGAACTTATTTGTGTAGCAAACAACTTAGATTTAGAACTTGGGGTAAGCATTGAAGAAGCTAAAGTTGCTAGAAAACTTGTAAATAGAGCCATAAAAGCAAATAAAGACAAAATCGATAAGCAAAGAATGATTTTAGAAAAGAATATGGAAAAGTATTTAGCTCTTGGCAAGGAAAAACTAGAAAAAGTCAAAAGCCCAAAAACAAAAGCTAGTAACAACGCTAAAAAAGAACTTGAATTTTCAAAAGCCCTTGTTAGCAATGGTGATTTTGAACATTTGAGTACAAAAGTTATAAAAGATACCAAATGCAAAATTCCAAAATGGGAAAATGCTGCTAAAAAGGCAGGGTATTAAAAGTCTTTAAAAGCTTTTAAAGTCTATTTAAACACGCTTTGAAAGTTTTTAAAAGCTTTTAAAAAAGCTTAAAAACAAAAGGATTTATATGCAAGAACTAAGCAAAGAATTAGAATGCTTTTTAGAGCAAAGCGGTATGAAGCCAAGTGCATTGGCAAGAGCGATTGGTGCGAGTGCTTCTTTAATCTCACAGATTAAAAGTGCAAGCTATAAAGGTGATGTGGCTTTGTGGAGTAAAAAGATAAGAGATTTTATCGCTAATCACAAAGATAAACAAAATGAAAAACCTAAAAAAGAACATCTTTTTAAAAGCCGTGATTTTTCTATGGCTACTTTTGTAATGAGCGAAGCGGTGAATGAAAAAGAAATCGCACTTATTTTTGGAGAAGCAGGAACAGGAAAAACCACCCTTATAAACGAGTTTATTAAAACCAGACCGCAAAGTATTTTAATAGAGGCAACTTGTCATACAAGTGTGGGTGTAATGCTTGATGAGCTTTTAAATGCTCTTAAAATCGAAGCAAATAGTAACAATGCTTCAAAGTTAAAAGCAATTGCTAGATTTTTAAAGAGCAATGAAAAGATTTTAATCGTAGATGAAGCCGAATATCTACCGCTAAAGGCTTTAGAAGATTTAAGACGCATTGCGGATTTTGCTAGAGTGCCTTTAATCTTAGTAGGAACTGAGATTTTATACAAAAACCTCATGGGCAAAAACAAAGAGCTTAAACAACTTTACTCAAGGATTTGTGGTAAATGGATGATGAGAGGACTTAGCAAGGAAGAAAGTGATGAGTTTTTTGGCAAGGGCTATTTTAAATTTAGCAAGGGTAATTTTAGAAGCTCTGCAAAGCTTTTAAAAAAGGCTTTAAGACTTGCAGAACTTGAAGAGTGTGAAATAAATGATGAGTTATTAACTAGCGCAAGCGAGATGGTTATATTATGAGTTTTGAAGAGATAGCTAAAGAACTTAATCTTAGCGTGACACGCGTCCATCAAATCTATACTGAAGCTCTTAGAAAGTTAAAGAGTCCTAAAAATAAAGACAAGTGGATGGCTATCTTTGAAACGATTGACTTAATCAAAAAAGAAAAAGCAAAGAAAGAAAACTCAATTAAAGGCGAGAAAATTTAAGGCAAAACGGGGCTTTTGCGTTAGCAAAAGGGTCGGGTAGCCTTTAGCAAAGTTTAAAAAGCAAACTGCCCACTTCAGTGGGACGGGGGCTTTAGGGGTTTTAAAAGGGCAACGCCCTTTATCGCAAGGCAGGATTTATTCCTGCTGCGAAATTTAAAAAAGGAGAGAAAAAATGATACCCATGATTAAAGGTGAAAGAGCTGATTATAGTGCTTCATTGTTTGAAATAAAGGGTGTAAGCATTATTTATAAAGAAAGCGGAGTGTTTGTAGATGTTTTAAAAGGAGTTTATCCTGATTATATTGCAAAAAAAATCATTCGTTTTCATTGGGGTAAAAAGCTTAACAAAAGTGCTTAAATTAAAGCACTTTAATTAAGTTTTTTAAAACTTAAATTTATTTAGAAAGGAAAATTCATGGCAATAGTTTATATCGCTTCTCCTTATAAAGCTTTAGCGGTAAGAGAGAGCCAAAGAAAAGCCTATGCGATGAGTGTAGCCCAGCAAGAATGCTTAAAAGTTTTGCGTGAATATGAAGGTTTTACGCCTGTTTCACCCCTACTACAATTCAGTTATTTGGATGAAAACAAACACAGAGATAAAGCTTTAAAAATGGGATTAGAGCTTTTAAAAGCAAGTGATTATATTTACCTTAGCACCCATAAAGATGCAAAATATTCACAAGGTATGCAAGAAGAATTAGCACTTGCTAAAAAGCTTGGTATTAAAGAGCTAGTTTTGGAGTTGCCCTTACAATAAAGGCTTAAGGATAGTTAGAAAAAGAGCCAAACACGCAATGCTTTTAAGATATGGTGTGGTTCTTTGGGATTATCAAATTAACAAATTCAATTTAAAAGGAGAATAGATGCAAATAAATAATTTAGAAGATGTCAATCTTGCACTTAAAAAAGTAGCTGAGCTTAGCGTAAAAATAGAAAAAATCAATGGAGAAGTAACTTTAGCTTGCAATGAAATTAAAGAAGCTCGTGCAGGAGAGATTAAGGTTTTAAGTGATGAACTCAAATACATAGAGCAATGTATTACAACCTTTTGTGAAAATAATAAACACGAGTTTGCAGAAAAAAGAAGCAAAGAATTTACCTTTGGTAAGATTGGTTACCGTCTAAGTAAAAGCGTTTCTTTACCAAGAGTGAAAGAAAAACTAGAAAGTTTAATCAAAGCTTTAAAAAGCTATGGGCTCAATGAGTGCATCACTTATAAAGAAGAACTTAATAAAGATGCTATTGCCGAGCTTGAAGATAGTACCTTAGTAAAGCTTGGACTTAAAAGAGTGGTAAAAGATAATTTTAGAATAGAGCCAAAGATTGAAAGCTTGGAGATTGAAAAATGAGAGTGGTGCTTCCACTCTAAAAACTTATTTAAAAGCCTATTTTATAGACTTTTAAGCAAGTTTTTGGTAGAATAAAATTTTAAGAAAAAGGATGATTAATGGCAAAGAATGATGACAATCTCATCAAAAAAACTTGTAAAGATTTAGGGCTTACTTATAAACAACTTGGTGAAAAGATTGGATATAGTGAAGCTACATTAAACAAAAATGCTTCTACTGGAAAAATAAGCAAATCAATAGAAGTAGCCATTAACTTATACCTAGAAACACTTGAGCTTAAAAAGCAATTAAAGCAATTTAATTTACTTAAAGAGATTATTAAGGATATTTCTAAATAATCACTTCTTTAATAAGTAAAATTCTACTAAAAAACTTCTAAAATATATAAAAATATATTGACTTAATTTCTTAAATAAGTTATAATTCTTTCTGTAAGCATATTTAAGAAGCTTACGGAAAGAAGTAAAAAGGAGAAAAAATGAATTTGGAACTCTTTAAAAAAGATGATTTAGAAGTTAGAGTGATAAAGGATGAGAATAACGAGCCTTTATTTTGTTTAAAAGATATATGCGATACCTTAGAGCTTTCAAATATAAGTGTAGTTAAAGAAGCTATAAATATGGAATTTGACAAAGGAGGTAAGTTTAACTTAACCCCTTTGAAAACAAATGGTGGTATGCAAAATTTTATATTTGTAAATGAAAGTGAAGTTTATTTTATTTTAATGAGAAGTGATAAACCTAAAGCAAAAGAATTTAGACTTTGGATAACAAAAGAAGTCCTACCAAGCATTAGAAGAAATGGTAATTATATGCAAAAAGAATTTAGCAAAGAGCTTTACTCTTTACTAAACGATCTAAAACAAGCTAATTGTATCAAAGATAAGCTTAAAAATGAAAATGAAAGCTTAAAAGATGAACTCATACAAAATCAAAGAGAACTTTTAAGCTTTTATAAAAATAAAGATTTGAAAAAAGAAAAACTTTTTAAACTCTCATCTCAAATCATAGATCAAATAAAATCTCTAAAGACAAGTGGAAAAAGTGTAGCTTTTATAAGTGATTTTTTAAATGTAAGCCAATCAAGCGTTAGAAAATATTCAAAGGATTTTGAATGAAAGATATATTTATTATCGATACTATAGATCAGAGCAAAAGCGAGTTAAAAGGTTTAGTGAATTTAGTTAATGGGCTTGGCTTTTTAAGCAAAGAAATTATTATAGAAAGTGAAGAATTATTTCTAATAGCAAATTCCTTAGAAAGCATTTATCAAAAACTTTTAAAAATAGAATTTAACAAAGTCCATTGATTAATGGGCTTGATTAAGTTTTAATAAGGAAAAAAAATGAGTCCTAAACAAGCCATGCTAAGAAAACAACTTCTAGCTAAAATACACATGCACAAAGAGTATTTATATTATAAAGAAAATAATGCTTGGCAAGATTTTTTAGCTTTAAGATTTGAGGTTTTAAGCTCAAAAGATTTAAGCATAGATGAGCTTAAAATCTTGCTTGATATTTTTGATGGTAAGATTAAAGATGATGTGAATTTTACTCCTGATTTTAAGGGCAGATCAATGCTTAAAAAAGCTAGTTCTAATAAACAATTTTTTTATTTAAAAGCTTTATTAAAACAAACAAAAATGCCTATTTTTAGTTTTTATAAACTTTGTAAAAAAACTTTAAAAAAAGATATATACTCACTTGAAACTCTTAGCAAAAAAGACTGCACTACAATGCTTGTAGTTTTAGAAAAGATTGCTAAAACTAAATAAAATAATTAAAAATAGATATAATCCTTTAAAAGCTTTTTTAAAGGATTTATTTTGATCTGCCCTAGATGTGCCAATGACAAAACTAAAGTCTTAAAAACTATAAAATCAGACACCAATGAAAGATTTAGAAGATGTCTTAAGTGTGGCTATACCTTCACTTCCATTGAACTTGTAAAGGTAAATGAATGGGCAAAACTCTATATAAAAGAAACCCAAAAAGGACTTTTTGATGAAAGTTAATATCAGCTTAAAAGAAATTTTAAGGAGCATTCCTTCGGAATGGGACGGGCAGCCTTTCTCAAAGAGAGTGCAAAGCACAAGAGCAAGGCGACTTTGGGCGGACTTGTTCGCACAAAGTGATAGCATAAAAACCCAAAAAGGACTTTTTGATGAAGCACTTTGAATTAAAGGGTCTTGAAAATTTTCTAAAAAAATGTGAAAATTTAGAAAATGAACAAAAGCAGATTATTTTAAAAGAAATAATCGCTGAAACACTTTATAAAGAAAGCAAAGAAAATCTAGAAAATGAACAAGACTCTAATGCTAAAAAATGGGCTCCTTTAAAGCAAAGTACATTAAATTCAAGAAAAGCACAAAAAATCATGCATACTAAAAAGCTTTTTGCAACAGGCTCTATGCAAAGCTCTTTACATAGTGGAGTGGAAAATGATAGAGCATATGTGGCACTTAATGCCACCTATAAAGGCTTTGCGTATGCTAGAGTGCATCAATTTGGCTCTAAAAATGTAATAGCAAGACCTTTTTTACCTATCGATGAAAATTTAAATATAAACAAAAGAGTAGCCAGAGCAATGGAAGAAGAAACTAAGGATATGCTTTGGACTTTGTTTAAGCAGACTTTAAAATAAGATTTTTTATAATGTCTAAAAGTCAATCATTATGCCCTTTGGTCGCTTTAAGCGATGTTTGGATAGACTAGATTTTATCTAAACCAAAACCCAGATGCGACGCGGGAACATCATGCTCAGGGCTTAGTCGCTGATTGATTATTGTTTTTTATAAATTGTTTTCCCCTGATTTAAAATCTCTTTAAAATAGCTATTATCTTCACTTAAAAACATGGTTTTATTATTGATTTGATTGCCTTTTTGATTTAATACCATCACAAGAGCTTTTACTCCATTATCATAAAAATACTTAATATAAGTTTTTTTAGTAAAGCCTTTAAATCTAGGGTCAGCATCCATACTTAATCTAATCTCATCAGGGTCATTAATAAGCTTTGGAAAGTAGTCTAAGTAAAAATGCCTATTTTGTTTTTTGATTTTAGTAGTCTGCTTCTTTTTATCATAAAAAAAATCATCATCTAAGCTTATTACATCTCCTATTTTATCAACAAGCAAATCTCCTTTTTTTACATTAAAAGCTTCATAAACCTTATCTATTAATTCTTTATCACTTAAATTTTCATAATTTTGTATTTTTGGTAAATTTTCTAAGCTCTCATCTAAGCTTATTCTAGTTTCTTTTGGGATTTGTGAATTTTCTCTTTTATCATAAGCAAAATTTTTAGAAGCAATGCTTTTTGGATTTTCTAAAATTTTATATTTAGCCCTTGCTTCTTTTTCGCTTACTGCTATGACTTTACATTTGCAATTATAATCATTAGGCGGAAAGGATGTTTTCCAAAATGGATCATCTCTGTGTATAGCACAATTGTGCATTTTTTTATGCTCACTTCTTGAATCTTCTAAAAGTGCACATTTATATACCCAGTAAGTTTTATAAGAATAAGTGCTAAGCTGTTTTGCTCTTGCTTTTGCGTAAGCACTTTGCATATTGGTATGATAAATTGTTTTTAAGTGATTTGCATTGATGTTTATAGTGCGTTTTTCTCCTGTTTTTGGGTTTGTTATTTCTTTTTTACCATACCAACCTTTACTTGTTAAAAGCTCTTTTAAATTGTTTTTAAACTCATTAAAATTTCTTCCTTCTTTCATAGCTTTTTTTAATTCTTCGTGCAAATCATTTAATACATCTGTTTTCATAATGCCTGCTGCACTAAAAGCACGATCGTGTGCTTGTTTTTTAATTTCGTGATATTTAAAGCTTATTTTTAAGCCTTTATTTTCTAAATAGCTATAAGCTTCATCTACGCTTTTGTTAAAAATATTACTCATTCTTTACCTTTTTTAACCTTCTTTAACGGCGGAAGTGAATTCCGCCTAAGAAGCAACTAAAGGCTACCCGACCCTTTTGCTAACGCAAAAGCCCCGTTTTGCCTTGACCCACCTATTCACTCATTGCCAGCATCCAAAAGAGCTTGCATGGAAGCAAGAGCGATTTTTTTATCCAGACTTTCTTTTAATTTTTCAAAACTGATATTTGGGTATTCTTTAAAAATTCTTTCTTCTAATTCTTCATAGCTTTGACATTCTTCCCAAAAGGCTTTGATTTTTTCATAAATTTCATCACTTATCTCATCTTCTGCACTTGAGTTTAATTCTATTTTATCCTTGCTAAGACGATTATTTTTTTCTAACATTAAAGAGTTAAATGCGTAATTTTCAGTGCTTACTTCTTTTTTCTTTAAACCTTCAATTCTAAAAGTTTTTGCTAAAAACTCAGCAGGTATCTCATAACCCATACTAGAAATAGTGCTATAAACTCCTGCTAAGTATTGCTCATCGACTTCTTTGTTTGTATCAAAAACAAACTCAAACTCAGCTGGCTTTGCAAAATTAAGTTTTAAAATCTGCTCTAATAATTTTTGTATGCTTTTGCTTAAAAAAAGTGTATCCATTTCACCCACATTAAGACGCACTTCTTCGTGTACATTACCTAAGGCTTGAGTACCATTTTGCACTGCATTTCCTGCTAAAACTTGTCCGCTGATTAATTTTGAAATAGCTTCATCACAATACCTTAAAAAATCTGTAAAAGTAGAAGTAGAAAGCCCTGAGTTTAAAAGCTCGACCATGTCATCTTTGTTAAAAATTCCCACACTTGCACTTCTTAAATTACTAAGTTGCATTAAAAGTTCTTCTATTTCTTTATCGCTGTTTGCATTGGTTGTTTTTGCAATGATAGGTGGCACACTTAAATTATCAAGATAAGAAATGTTTTTACTCATAGCAAGTTGCTTTAAAACCGCAATGCTTACAACATTATAAAAAAGGGATTGTTCTATGAATGAACCTGAATCGCTTGGATGTAAGTGCAAAAATATATCATCACACTCATCCACAAAAAGTTTTTTACTTTCGCTATAAATAAATAGCCTTTCTTTATCATCCATCGAAAAAAATCTCGGACTTATGTATTTTAGTTTTGGAAAAACATTTAAATCTTTTACCTTCCATTCAAGTAAAAAAGCAGCAAAACCATAAACTACTGCAGCACTCATTTCAAAGACGAATTTCCTAAAATCACTTTTTGATATATAATTTTGTAAAAATATTCTTTGAGTCTCGTCTTTACAAGTAATAAACATAGGAAAAGAACACATTTTAAAACGCCTTTTCATTACTTCGCTTGCTATTTGTGGATCAAAGCGTTTAAAATAATCATAAATACTTATAAGTTCGCTAAAATTCTCACTATTTAAAGCAGCGATTATGCTATCAAAATCAACACTGCTTGCTACGCTTTTTCTTGCTGTTTTGTTTAATATTCTCATAAAAATCCTTTTTTAATCTTTCTTTTGCTAAGTATTCTATTGATTGCTTTATAATCTGCATTTGCTGCACTACAAGCGATTCTAAAAGCCATCTCACTTGCATCAAGCAAGTCATCATGTGCTGCTTTTGGATAGGTTAGCATTTCTTCGATAAGTAAATTTGAGTTATTGTCTATTAAAATCGTGCCGTCGTTAATGTAAGGTGCTAAGCTATCGATGCGAAGTTCTTTTGCGACTTTATTTTTAAGCTCACAAATACTTAAAATAATTCCCAGTTTTAAAGCCTCTTCTTTGAGCTTATCTTTGAAAAACTCTTGAAAGGCTATTGTTTCAATGGCTATTTTTACTATTTTTCCTAAGCTTAAGTATTTGATATAAAGCTTTAATATCACATCTATCATCTTGCTAGGAGATATTTTATAGCCACTTGCTTTTAAATGAAATTTATTTTTATCTACCTTTTTAAGCTCAGCAATGGCAAAATAATCGCCTTTTGCTTTACCAAGTGCAGGGTCAATCCCTAAAACCACAAGGTCAAAATCTTGTTCTTTTTCTATGATTTTATACTCGCTAAAAATAGCATTTTCAGTACTTAATGCTTTGTTTTGATATTCGCTAAAAAAACTTTGAGTATCAGCAAAATATTCTTTTAAAATTTCTATTTTGTTTAAATTTTCATCATCTAATTTAAAACCCTTTAAATCGCTTTTTAAAATATTGTTTTTATCGATTAAATCAAGTTTGTCAGGAAAGCTTAGCACAAGCGGAAAATCATAAATTAAAAAGCGTTTATCATCATTTAAACGATTTAAAAGACTATCTTGATGTAAAATAGTTCCAACGACTAAGTATAAATAATTTTCTTGTGTTCTTGCGACTAGCTTTAAAATGGCTTTATTAAACCATTTATAAAGTTTATCCCTTTGCGTTTTACTTTCTACATTTTCATCATTTTCTATATCATCACAGATAATTAAATCAGGTCTTTTGCCAAGATAATTCGTTCCTCTTATCTTTTTACCACTACCAAAAGCTTTAATTTTTTTATGTATTTTAAAACTTGTAAAAACTATGGCTTCACTAGTCCATTCATCGCCTAGTTTTATTTCAAAATCATTAATTAATTTAGCATTTTCTTCAAGCTCTGTTTTTAAACTTGCTATACTTTCACTTGCAATGTCTAAAGTAGAAGATATAATTAAAGCATATTGCTTTTTATTACTTAAAAGCGAGTAAAGAGTAAAAAGTCTTACTAAAAGCGTTGTTTTAGCACTTCCACGATAAGCTTTAAAACAAAGATGATTATTTTTCTTTTCTAATTCATCAATATTATCATAGATAAAATTTCTAAAATTAGAGCTTTCTTTTTTGATAAAATTGATATGATGAGGAAAATATTCAAAAACAAAAGCCTTAAAGCCTTGTTTTAAAATCCTATCTCTTCTTAAATTTTTATCTTCTTTATGATTAAATTTTAAAGCCTTTAGCCTTGATTTAATTTCATTTATTTCTAACTTATCCATTTTTGCTTTCTTTTTATTTTCAAATATAGTTTTAAAAAGCTTTAAATTGCGTTTAAAACCTTTTAAAATACAAGGGTCAATATAAAGCCTTACAATTTATCTAATTTTTTATTTATAAGCTTTTCTACAAGTTGCTCAATTTTAAGCAATGCATCTGTCCCCATATAAGCTGCAAAACCACCCACTGCAACGCTAAGCTTTATGCCAAAATTAAGATAATTTACAATTTCAAAAACTAGATATGCCACAAACATAGAGCCTAGCATACCTTTTAAAAAGAGTGTAAATTTACCTTTTAAATTAAGAGCTTTGCTTAATTTATTTTTTGTTACAATTCCTACAAGTCCAGCTATAAAGCTTACTATCATTAAAACCATATATACAAATATATCTTCTAATTTCATTGCTAGTTCCTTGTAAAAATTTCAAATAAATATAATAAAGCTAATGCAAAAGTTGAAAACAAAAGAGCTATAAGAAGATCTTTTGCAATGCTTTTTTGATTTATCATTTTATTATTTTCTTTCATCTTTCTCTCCTGTGCAAAGCTTGGCTATATTTTCAACTTCTAAGTAATATTTAGAGATTTCTTTAGCACTTTCTAAGTCTTTTTTGTCTAAAGGCTTTAAAGGAAGTTTTAAAGGGCATTTAATAGGAACTTTAACTTCTTTGATTTCAGTTTTAATCAAAATATCTTTAGAAGCACAAGCGCTTAAAAAAACAAAAGGTATAATTAATAGGAAAATTCTCATTTTATCATTCACTTTTTTGCTCCTAAAATATTAAATAATTCTTTATAAGCTTTAAGTTCACTCTGGCAGCTTTTATCTTTAATAAAAACCTTATCCACTTTTAAAACTTCTTTTAAAGTCTCTTTGGGCTTTAAATCAAGTTTTAATTTATCAATAGCTTTATTTTGCTGGGCTAATTTATCTTTAAAAACATTGATTTCATTGCTAAAATGCAAAGCTTTAAGTTTTAGATTTTCATTTTCTAAAGCTAAAGCATTGTTTTTTAAATATAAAAAACCACAAAGAGCAATTAGAACAAAAAAAGCTATTTTTGAAGGACTTAAAAACCTTGATAAAATAAAACTAAACACAATCTTTTCCTTATGGATAAGTCCATCTTGCTTTTTTGCCTCTAGTGTCTAAATGTACAAACCCAGCATAAGGATCATTAAAATTATGTTTTATAGCAATCCCTAAACCTCTTTCGCCATAGGTGTTTAAAACATATTGATGAACTTCTTCTGTTTTAACTCCTTTAACCACAAAGTCCGCTGCACTTCCTATAGTGTGTTGGCTTTTAGGGGCTCCACCAATCTCTGCATTATGCTCTTTGCAGCGATATCCACTATTTATAATAATAGGAGCATTGTAATGTTCTCTGATTTCACAAAGAATGTCTATAAGCTCATCACTTGGCACATTTTGAGGCAATTCACATTTGCCGCATTTACATTTAAATTCGCTTTCTTTAAAATAAGGGTTATTTTTCATTTTCTTCTTCTCCTTCTGGTTTTGAAAAAATTTCTATATTAAATTTAAGCCTATAAGCAAATAAAGAACTGCTTATAAAACCACTTTCGATACTGCTTAAAAGCTTTTTGCTTGTATCAAATTCAAAAAGTTTTAGTCTTAATTCATCTATTTTTTTAATCAAAGAATCTTTATCTTTATTAAAAGTATGAGAACTAAAAATCAATGAAAAATTCACACTATCTTTATGATGATTAATACTTGTTAGGCTTTCAAGCATTAGATAAAGTCCGCCTTGTTTGACATCTTCGTAATTTGCTATGCCTATCGCATTAAAATGCTTTAATAAATCTTTGCTAACACTATCTAAAGTCAAAACCTGTCCTTTCTTTGCATAATTTTAAGTCTTAAAGAGCTTAAATTTCCTTCTTTATCAATCAAAGGTGCATTTTCAATTCGTTTTAAAGCATTATCTAGAAGGATTTTATCTTCATCATCTAAGACGATTTTAAGATAAATTTTTATGCGAATGTATGCAAAATCCTCCCAAATAAAATCAGCAATATCTTTATTTTTGCAAATATCATCTGCATCTTTTGCTGCTTTAGCTACTACTTCTCTTGTAATTTCATCGATATTTGCTAAGTTTTGTTGTGCTCTTTTCATCAGTGCTAACTCTTTTAAAGTAAGAGCTAGCATTTTAGGAGGAGAAAGCAAGGCTATCATTTATCTTGTTTTCCTTTTTTTGTTTCTTTGTTTTTTAAAGACTCATTTATTATAGTTTCTTCATTTTCTTCTAAAGTCTTTTGTTTTTCCTTTAAAAACAAAGCTTTTTCTTTTTCAAACTCTTGCTTTTCCTTTAAAAACAAAGCTTTTTCTTTTTCAAACTCTTGCTTTTCCTTTAAAAACAAAGCTTTTTGATCGTCATTTTCTTTTGGATTTAAAATTGCATTTTGATTTCTAAGTTTATTAGCTGAAACTATATTGTCCATTATTCTGCCTTTCCGCTTGATTTATAAGCTAATTGCCACAGTCCATAACCTGCATTGTCTTCGCTATCGATTCCATATTGGAAAGTCTTACGCATAAAAGCAGCTTCATCAGTAGGATTATCTTTAGCAACAAACTCAGCTCCTTTGTTGATTTGCAAAATTAAAGGTTTGATTGGTTTGGTATTGTCAATTAAATACCAAGCGTCTTGATCGCTTAAATTTGGACTTGTAAATACTTCTACAACGCCTTTAAAAACATTGCTTGAACCATTGATTAAATCGCTATTTACAATCTCGAGTGCTTTTGCTTCCAAGCTTAATGGTACAACCAAAAGAGCAGGATTGATATTTAAAGTGCGTCCGCTTTCATTAGTCAGTGCACGCATGTTTTTTCTAGCCTCCATAAGACTTGCAGCACTTAATTTTTTATCTCCAAGATTTGAAAAACTCACACCACCAATATCGTGATCATTTGCAAAAAATGCTTTTCCATCAAAGCAAGTTTGATTTTGCTCTAAAAGTGTAAAAATAAGATCATTATAATGATTTTGTACTTCGTAAGCTAACATTTCAATTTGTGGTCTTATTATTCCTAAATTATCGTAAGTTATTACATCTCGTGGTACTTCAATGGAACTTTCCCAATCTTTTTTAGTGATAGTATAACCTTGACCCTTAAGTTTGCTAAATTGACGATCGCCTATCCATTCACGCATTTTTGGTAAAGATGCTAAAAATTGATATTCTACAACCAAAGAATTTGCATTGGTTACCATTGCAAATTTTTCATAATCTTTATTTCCACCTTCAAGAGCATTATTAAAAATGGTTGAAAATCCCTTATTCACTGCTTGCATGTAAGCAGTGCTTAATTCTGTAAAAGCCATTATTTGCCTCCTTTGATTCCAAGTTGTTTAAAAACTTTTGCCTCATAAGCATTAAGTTCTTTTCTTTTGTTTGTAAAATTAAGTTCTTTTTTACCTAAAACAATATTTGCTTCTTTTTTGCAAACATCAAGATAATCTTCTAAAACCCTGCCTTTCATATTAAGAGCTTTTTGATAGCGATTTGGTAAAATGAGTCCATTTTGCAAAAGAGAATCAAGGCGTTTTTTATTAAGCTCAATCTCTGTTTCTTCATTTTTGTTTAAAGCAGTTTCAAGTTTTGCTTTAAGTTCTGCAATTTGTGCTTTTAACTCTTCATTTTCTTGTCTTAAAGTTTCTAACTCGCTGTCTGGATTTTCACCTTCACCTACACAATCTTCTGTCTCTTGTACGGATTCTTCTACATTTTCAGCTTGTTCTTCTACTTGCTCGGCTAATTTTTGTAATTCTTCTAATTCTTCTTCGTTCATTGTATTCCTTTCTTTTTTTAATTTCGCGGATGAACTAAAGTCATCCTTGCGAGTGGGAGTTTCACTCCCTGCACCCACCTGAAGACCACGATCGACCTTGCCTTTTTTAGCTTCTGTCCCACTTCGTGGGGTGCTTAACTTTGAATTTTTGGTGCTATTGATTAATGACCTAGCTTTATTTAAAGCCCTGTTTAAAAGATTGGGCTGATTTACAAGTCCCATGGCGTCTAAATGAATAACATTTTTATCATCATCCATATAATATTCAGGGCTTAAATATCTAAAAGCCTTATTTTCAACAAGTTCTTTCCCTTTGGGCGTTAACTCAAGACTTGCATAAATACCATCTTCTCTTAACTCTAATGAATTTCTATCAAACCAGCCATAAGCTTCTCCTCCTTGATGATTAAGATTTAACGCTATATCAAGTCCATTTTTTTGTATATTATTGATTAATTTTTCCCCATCTATCTTAAATACTCTCCCATCAAGTCCTTTGGCTATTCCAATAGGAGAAATTTTTACTTTTTCATTTGTGAGTTTTGTATTAAGCTCTAATAATAAATCACGCATCAAAAGCCTTTATTTTTTCGCATAATCATAAGATAAAAAATGCTTTTAAACCACCTATTTAAAGTATATATAGACTGATTTTAAAAAAATAAAAAAATATAATTTCAAGCAATAATTCTAAAGGAAAAATATGAGCAAAAAAGAACTTGCTAAAAGTCTTTTCATACAAGGAAAAAGTATCAAAGATATATGTGTTTTAACAGGTCTTAGCAGACAGGGCATATACTGTATGAAAAAAGATGATTTTAGCAAGGGTATTGATTGGGAGAGTTTAAAATTAGCCACTTTAAGAGATGAAAAAGATTTAGAAAATAAAGAAGCTATGTTTTTAAACGCATTGATTGGTGAGTTTGAGAGGTTTTTAGAAAGCGCTAGTAAAAATGAGCTTGATATTGATACTTTAGAAGCTTTAAATAAATACGCTAAAACTTATTGGACTATTAAAGCTCCACAAAAAGTAGATGTTAAGGCTTTAAATTTACAAACTTGTAAAAAAACTATTGATTCTATTATTGAGTTAGTAAGCACCAATGAAGCAGTTTGTGAATGGCTTAGTGATAATAGTGATTTAATTATTTCAAAGGTTTTAAAATGAACGAACTTGGCATCATTTGTGACATTAAAGACAATAAAGCTAAGGTTGCCATTGGAGAAATGGTAACGGATTTTTTAAGTGTTTTTCAAAGTCTAGCTAATTCTTATGCAGTGAGCTTTTCTCCTTTAAGAATAGGAGAGCAAGTATTAGTCATACCTGTGCGTGGGGATTTAAATAGTGGAGTTATTTTGCGTGGGCTTTACCAAGAAAAACATAGAGCAAAAAACACAGATGAAAATACTTTTAATATAGATTTTGAAGATGGAACGCATTTAGAATACAACTCTAAGAGTAGTACTTTAAAACTTGATGTGGTTAAAGATATAAATATCACTTGTGTAGATAAAACCACCCATAACCAAAACAACACCTTAAATACTAAAAATCATACTACAAACGCTAATACCATAACGCTTAACGCTCCAAGTATTAATTTAAATGGTAATACTCAAATTGCAGGAGCAATTTCTACAAGTGGCGAAGGTGGGGCAAGTGGTACTTTTAGCATAAAAGGAAATTTAAACTTAATAGGCAATTTACAAGTTAGTGGAAATATAAGCGATAGCAAAGGTGATTTAACAAATCATACCCATTCTTGCACAGATGGTGCTACGGCGGTAAGTAGATGAAATATTTAACAAGCATCGAAGAAAGTATCAAAGACATTTTAATCACTCCTTTAGGCTCAAGAGTAATGAGACCAGAGTATGGTTCTTTACTTTATACACTCATAGATAGAAAAATCGATGATGATTTTAAGATAAAGCTTACTAGATATACAGCAGAGGCTATTTCAAAGTGGGAAAAAAGAGTAAAGCTAAAAGGTGTGAGACTTAATGAGTGTAAAGACAATAAATTAAGCATTACCTTGCTTTTTGAAAATTATGGGGATTTAACAATGGAGCTAGGCAAATGAGTGAGCTTTTAAGTGCAAATGATAGCTATTTTAAACAAAGCTTTTTAAAGGATATCCCTTATCCACAAATCATAGAAGAGCTTGATTATGAAAAGCTTTTAAAAGCCTATGAAGAACTTTTTAAAAGCTTTTTAAAAGATAATGTAGAGCTTTTAGAATCTGACCCTTTTAAAGCCATTTTAGAAGCTTTAGCTTATAGAGAAATGATAATAAGAGCAAGAATTAATGAGAGTATAAAAGCAACTTATCTTCATTATGCAAAGGGAAGTGATTTAGATAATGTAGTAGCTAATGGCTATTTGATACAAAGGCTTAAAGGGGTTAAGCCCACAGCTAAAGTAGAGTTTGAATTAAATACCTTACTTACTTATGATGTCATCATCCCAAAAGGTGCAATTTTTTCAAATGAAAAAGCAGACCTTGCCACTTTAAAAGAAGAAGTGGTGATTAAAAAAGGGCAAAGTAAAGCACAAGGTATTTTGGAACTTGATGAATTTATTCAAAGCAAAGAAAGTAAAACCGAGTTTTTACAAACCCCACTGCCTTTTGTGGCTAAGATTAAACAACTAGAATTTTTCAAAGATGGAGCCAGTGAGGAAAGCGATGAAGCCTTAAGAGAAAGGGCTGTAATGAGTGTACATCGTTTTTCAACCGCAGGAAGTGAAAAAGGCTATATCTATCACGCTTTAAGCGCAAGTGCAAAAGTCGCTTCCATAAAAGCTTTAAACAATGGAGCAGGAAAAGTAAGAGTTATCATTAAAAGTGAAGATGAATTAAGCGTTGATGTGGTTAAAGAGTATTTAAGTGCGGATGAGCGAAGACCTTTAACTGATGAAGTGAGCGTTGAGTTAGCTAAAAAAAGAGAGTTTATCGTAGATGCCAAACTTTTACTTTTAGAGCTTTCTAGGGCTAATGAAATAAGCCAGAAGATTAATGCTTTACAAAAGGACTTTGATTTAAGTGTGGATTTAGCACTGGGATTTATTTACAAATGTCTTCATCAGGACGGAGTTTATAAAAGTGAAATTTTAAGCATTAAAGAAAAAATCATAAATGAAGAAGAGCAAGAATTAAAAGACTTGCCCTTAGAAAATATAATAATAGCTGATGATGAGTTTGCAACCCTTAGCTTTTCACTTAGTTATGAAAAGGCGGTGCTATGAAGGGGCATTGCGTAGCAATGGGTCGGGAAGCCTTCAGTAAAAGCGACTTTGGGCGAACTTCGTTTGCACAAAGTGATAGCATAAAAAAGGCGGTGCTATGAATACACTAATACTAAACCACCATCCAAAACAAAGCAAAGCCATTGATTTAAGTGCTAAAACAAGATTTGAAGATTTAAATTTAGCTAGTATCACAAATCTAGCTCTAAATTGCGATGAAAGATTATTGCCAATTTTAGCTAATGCTTATGATGTAAGCATAGATGGTTTAGAAACAAAAGAAGCAAGAAAGCTTATATCTAAAGCCTTACTTTTAGACAGATACAACGGCACAACTTGGGCTATAAAAGAAGCTTTAAGAGCCGTATTTCCTACTGCAGTGGTTAAAGAGTGGTTTAATTATGGTGGAAAGCCTTATTTTTTTAAAGTTAAAGTAAGCACAACTAATGTTAGCTTTGATGAAAGAACGCTTAATACTTTAGAAAGACTAATTTATGATTTTAAAAATGTTAGAAGCGTTTTAGAAGCGATTGAAATAGAGATTGAAAGTAAAAATGATAGTTTTAATGCTAATGCACAAATAAGTGGAGAAACTATAGAAATCTTACCTTTTCAAACCACGCAAATTGAAAACAATCAGAAACCAAGTTTAAATGCAATGGGTGTTTTTATTTGTGAAATAACAAGAACTAATATTGATTTTAAAGGAGTGTATTAATGGCAAAAAGTGAATACTATACCATACTAACTAAAATTGGCATTGCTAAATTTATTGCCGCAAGAGCAAGTGGAAATGGTATCAATTTAAAAAGCTTTAAATTAAGTTCAAAAGTTATTTTGCCCAGTGAAGAAATGCAAAGCTTAGAAGAGATTGTATATGAAGCTAATATTAGTAGCAAAAGCGTGGATGAAAGCAATCCAAACTATGTGAATTTAATGTGTCAAGTGCCAAGCGATGTGGGCGGGTTTGAAGTTAATGCAGTAGGCATTTATGATGAAGCAGGAGATTTGCTTGCAGTTGGAAATGTCCCACGCACTTATAAACCTATCTTAAAAGAAGGCAGTGCTAAAGAGCTTATGATAAAAATTGTCATGGAGCTTTCTAATGCAGAGGAAGTTATTTTAAAACTAGATCCTAGTGTAATCATGGCAAGTCGTGATTATGTGGATGCTATTAAAGTGGAACTCAATCTTAAAATTGATGCTTTAACGCAAAAATATGATGCAGAGTTTAAAAAAGTATGGGATGAGTTTGCTAAATATCTTTTAGAAAATAAATTTAATACAGAAATTGCCAAATATGTTACTTTAGCTACTAATCAAACCATTACAGGAGTTAAAGACTTTACCAAACTACCTACAAGCTCTACAAAAGCTACAGATGACAATCAATTTGTAAATTTAGCTACCTTAAAAGAACAAGCTCCTAGCTTAATAGGAGGATTGGGAGTAAATCAAGCTTGGCAAAATGTTTCAAGAGCCTTTGATGTAACTTATACAAATAATACAGGAAAACCCATAGCAGCCAAATTTCAAGTTAATGCTAGTGCAAGTGGGGGTGTCAGTTTTTCTTGTAGTGAGCAATTTGTAGTTTCTATGTTTCAAACTTCATTATCCAATGGTGGAGTAAGTCGAACTTATTTTGGTTTTGGAATCATTCCACCAAATGGGCAATACAGATTAAATACACCAGAACACAGCGGATGGTATCCAAGTAAAAGCATTGTATCTTTTATGGAGCTTAGATAAGCATCAAGCAAATAAGGAGAAAAAATGAAATATTTTATAGACAAAAACGATAATAATCAAATTTATGCTTATGAGGATGAAGTGAGCGATGAGCAAATTAAAACAGGCTTAACACCTATTAGCGAAGAAGAATTTAACTCTTTAATAAATCCTCCTAAAAGCGAAGAAGAGCTTTTAAACGAGGCAAAAGAGTTAAAAATCAACGAGATTAATACAAAAAAAGAAAATATTCTAAATGGTGGATTTTCTTTTAAAGGTAAAATCTATCAAAGTTCTAATGAAGATCAGTTAAGAATTAATGGAGCAGTAACCAATGCTCTTGTTAATCCTAATTTAATTCCTTATATTGATTGGATTGCGCTTGATAATTCAACTACAAGATTTAGCGTAGATGAGTTTAAACTCTTTGCAAGTAGCATGGCTTATTTTGTGCAAGAGACTATTTTTAAAGCAAGTGCTTTAAAAGAAAAAGCTAGAAATGCACAAAGCAAAGAAGAACTTGATTTAATTGTTTGGGAGAGTGAAAAATGACTAAAGCAGAATTAAAAAGAGTATGCGTAAAGCCATACGATAAGGACAGGTTTGAAGTGATACAAGATTATGAGTTTGCTTTGCTTAGTTTTAAAGGCATTGTGCCAAAAGGATTTAAAACTGATGGTGCAAGTATCCCACGCCTTTTTTGGTCTTTGTTTCCACCTTTTAAAAGTGAGTATTTTAGCGCTTGTGTGGTGCATGATTTTTTATGCGAAAAAGCAAATTCAAGAACTGATTATAGGACAGCTGATTTAGCATTAAAAGAAGCTATGACTTTGCTTGGATGTTCAAGACTTAAAATCTTTGTATTTTATCATTCTTGTAATCTTTATCATGCAATAAAATGCTTGATAAAAGGAAAATAAAAAAAGGTGAGCTACCCACGCAGTGGGACGGGGGCTTTAGCAAAAGCGACTTTGGGCGGATTTTATTCGCACAAAGTGAAAGCATAAAAAGGAGTTAAAATGAAAGATTATGGAATTTCTTTTATTCCAGATATTAATCAAGGCTCAAAAGAGCCAAGTGAACCTATAGTTAGTGATAAGCTTAATGCTCAAAAAGTTAATGAGCTTATAGATAAAAAACTAAAGCTTTTTAAAGAAGAGCTTGTTAATAAAGAGGAGCTTAAAAGTCTCATTGAGGAAATTTTACAAGATCAAAATTTCCAAAATACAAACATAAAAATATCAAAAACTCCACCTAGCTACAATACACAAGCTAAAGTAGGAGAAATTTGGGCGGTTGTAGAAAGTAAAAAGCAATTATTTATTTGCACTGCTAATGATAATGATTTTACAAGCTGGGTTGATTTACTAGGAGATGGTAGCAATGATATTGCCCCTAAAGAAAAAATCATCATCACATTTGATAACACTACAACAGGTGGACAATATGGGGGTTGTATGAGTGATTTAAGACTTGGTTTTGAAAATGGTTTTGCTACTCCAAATAAAGTTCAAGATGAGTATGAAAACGCAAAATTTACTATGACTAAAGATGGTAATGGTCTTAATAGAAGCGATTTTACTATAGATTCTAATCCTATTGCAGGAGAAAACCAAATTTTAGGAACGATTAAGACAAGTGGTATTTATCAAGAAACCTATCACAAAATCGCCCATGTGTTTAAAAAATATAATGGTGGCGCTGATGAGTGTTGCTTATGGTCTAGTTCAGGAACGAGAGAGGTAAGCATAGAACTTGAAAATACACCAATGCCTAATAAGCTTTTTGCTAGAGGTAATGGATATTATGGTCAAACAGAAATTACCAATGTAAGAGTAAAAAAATCCATTTTTATAGGTGAGCAAGAAATTCAAAGTGAAGATTTTAATGTTGAAAAGTTAGAAGCTAGTTCTGATACTTATGGAGATTATGCTTTTTTTATTTGAAATTTCTAAACAAGATCAAATTGTTATGAAAAAAGAGCTTAATTTAAATCCTAAAAAAACAAAAAAATACAAAAAAATGTAAAGAAATAAGGAGTGAATAATGGCAGCAAATTATGGAGTTAATTTTAATATCAGTAATGGTGCGGCAAGTCCTATTAAAGTGCAAAGTGATACGCCTATTGGTATTGCGGCTAGCTTAAAAGGTGCAAGTAAAGAAATGATTTACACAAAGGCTGGTTATGAAAGCGTGGATAGCTTTCCAATCTTTGCCTTTTCAAATGTAAGTAAAGCAAAAGAATTTGTAAACGATTTAATCAAAGAAAATAACTTACAAGATTTTAGACTTTTAGATACTTTAGAATGTATCAATCTACAAAATGTTTCTAATGTCATAATTATCAGCTTTTTTGAAGAAAGCGAGGAAAGTGAAAACACTTTAACCAATATTGTTAATGCCATAGAAGCTTTTAAAAAAGCAAAGCACAAAACAGGCTTTAGCCCTGATTTAATCATTGCTCCTTATTACTCACATGAAGCAGGAGTAAAGGCTAAGCTTGAAAGTGTGGCAAGTTCTATGAATATCACAGCTATTGTGGATCTTTACGCTACAAATGTTGGCGAAGCTATTAATACAATGGAGGCTTTTAGCTCTAAAAGATTAATTGCCACTTGGCCACAGGTTCAAATCTTAAACACACAAGGAAAATACGCTTATGTTCCACAATCTCCTATCATCGCAGGTTTAATAGCCCATACAGATGGGGATAAAGAATATGGTTTCAGTGATTCTTACTCAAATAGAGTGATGAATGGGGTTACTGGCACAGAGCATTTTATAGAGTTTATCAATGGCTTTGATTGTGATGCAGAAAGACTAAGAAACGCTCATATTTCAACTTGTATTTTAAGTGAAGGTTATCGCTCTTGGGGTGGGGAAACTAGCCATGAAGATACGATTTGGCAAGATTTAGCTCGTGTAAGAACTTTTGATCGTATAGCCCTAGCAGGACAAAAAGCAGCTTTTAAGGCTATTGATAAAAAAGCAAGTGAATTATATTTTATAAAAATCAGCATTGAAGAATTGCTAAGAGATTTAAAAGGAGCTAAGGTTTTAATTGGCTATGAGGTAAGCTGGGATGAAGAAAGAAATACAGATGCCAATGTGAGTGCTGGTAAGTTTTATCTAAATATAAAAATGATGAATAATCCAATCGTTAAACAAATCACTTTAGAGTTCATCTACTCTGATAAATGGGCGAGTGATTTGATTAAAACTATTAGTGCAGAGTAAAAGGTGGCTTTTGGGGCTTTCTCACAGAGAGTGCAAAGCACAAGCTTAAAGAGAGTGTAAAGCACAAGAGAGGGGTCAAGGGGATGAAATCCCTTGTTGCAAGGTGGAATTTACTTCCACCGCGAAGTTAAAAGAAGGAGAATAACATGTTTAATAAAGTACCTCAAGTAATTGAACAAGCAAATTGTTTTATAGATGGGTATGGTTATGCTGGGGTAGCAAGAGATATTACTTTGCCTATTATAGAACAAGAAGTATTAGAAAGCAAAGGAGCGCTGAGTGCAAATTATGGCACGGGTGTATTTAAAGCAATGGAATGCTCTTTTAAAATTAGTGAGATGGGAGAACAAGCTTTTGAAGCTTTTGGAGCAAATACTTTTTCTAAAACAAAAATCCCACTTGTTTTTAAAGCAAGTATTCATCAAAGCGGATCAGGAAAACAAGTGCCTTTTGTAGTGGAGTTAAATGGAGAATTTACATCTATGACTCCCCCTTCTATTGTAGCAGGTGGCGAATTTACAAGTGAAATAAAAATCAATGTGCATTTTATAAAAATCACAATGGATGGCAAAAGACTATTTTTAGCTGATATAAAAAATCTTATTCTAGAATTTAATGGCATTGATAAAATGGCAAAAGTAAAAGCAAATTTAAGTCTATAAGGAGAAAATTATGTCAAAAATAATCAAATTATCAAATGGAAATGAAGTTAAATTTAATCCCCCAACAGCTGGGATGTTGCGTCGTTCTATGGATATGCAAAAAGGCGAAGGTTCGAGAGCTTTTTATATGATAGGAGAATGTACTAATATGAGTTTAGAAGAGCTTGATAATTTAAGTCTTGAAGACATTACTCTTTTAAGCAATGAATTAAACAATTACCAAACTCCCAGTGGGAGCACTGAATAATGAAGCTATTGCGTTAATAGCTCATTATTTGCATTTTTCTTATAGTGAAATTATGAGTTTAAACATAAAAGATTATCTTGAATTTTTAGATATCAGTTTAAAAATCGCTAAGAGTGTTTAAGCTTAAAAAAACAATAGATAAAGGTTGCAATATAAAGTATTAAAGAAAAAAGCACAAAAAATGAAGTGATATTAACAAAACCTGCTAAATAATCATCGCTTAAAAAAGAAAGCATAAAAGCGACAAAAATACCGAGTGTTAAAAAGGCTTTAAAAACGATTTTAAAGTTTTTTAAAAAGATGATTTTAGCATTAAAAGCATTGTCTATTTTTTTCATAAATAGATTTTACAATAAAAAGGAAAAATATGCAAGATTTAGGACTTAGCTTTGGTATATCTTTAGCCTTTAAAGGCTTTAAAGAATTTGCTAAAAACACTGAAGCTTTAAAAAAGTTTAGTGCTAATTTGGATCAAAGCAATAAAAGTGTAAAAGCCTTAAATAAAAGTATTGATGCATTAGAAAAATCCAAGGCAAAGATTAAAGCAATAGGTGAAGAATTTAGTGCTTTAAAAGGTGAGCTTATGGCTAAAGGCGCAAGTACTTTAGCTATCGGTGTGCCTGTAAAAATCAGTGCTAATCTTGAAGATGATATGAATAATATAAACGCCTTTTTAAATACAAATAATGAAAGTTTAAATCTTTTACGAAAAAACTTTTTAAAACTAAGTTCTAATATAGGAACGAATGTTAATGAGCTTACTAAATTGGGTGAAGCAGGAGCAAGGCTTGGGATAAAAAGCGAAAGTGAGCTTTTAAAATTTAGCGAACTTGGTGCTAAGTATAGCAAAGTCTTTAAATTAAATAATGAAGAAAGTATTAATTTCATGAGTAAGCTTTCTAATATTTATAAATTAAATACCAAAGATATGCAAAATCTTGGAGATAAGATAATTGGTGTAGCTAAAGCAAGCAATGTAAGTGCTTCAAGTGTTGCTAAGATAATGAATGAAGTAGGAGGCGATGCGAAGCTTATTGGTATGAGTGCAGAGGGTGCGGCAGCTTTAAGTGCTGCTTTTGCAAGTGCGACTAAAGATGAAGGCGAAGCGATTGGAACTTTTAAAGCAATGACTAGCGTTATGAGTAATTTAAATAATGCAAGTGATGATATGAAAACCAAGTTTTTAAGCTTGGGGCTTAGTACAGAACAACTAAGTGCTTATTTTAAACAAGATGCAAGTGGTGCGGTTAAAGTACTTTTAAATCAGATAAAAACCTTACCAAAAGATGAGATGGTCTCTTTTTTAAATTCAGTTTTTGGGACGGGTGCTGCAGGCATGATGCAAAATTTAGTCGACAATACAGATAAGTATGAACAAGCTTTAAAATCTTTAAAAAATACAAAAATGGGTGCTTTAAATAATGAATTTAAAAAGTTAGGAGACTCCACTAACACAAGCTTTGCAAAACTTAGTGCCAGTATGGCAAATCTTAGTGCAAGCATAGGCGAAGCTTTAGCACCTGCTTTAAGCTTTGTCATGGATAGTATCTCATCTTTGATTAACTTTATTAGAGAGATTATTGATGCTTTTCCAAATTTAAGTAAAGTTATAGGCACCTTAGTAGTTTCTTTAACTATAGCTAGTGTTGCCCTTAGTGCTTTAAAGGTAGGATTTTTGGTTGCAAAAATTGCAGGAGCGCAATTTGCTTTTACGCTTAATGCTATAAGAACTGCTTTTAATATATTAAAAATCGCTTTTTTAACCAACCCTATAGGGCTTGTTTTAATGTCAATTGCCGCCATTGCAACGCTTGTTATCATGAACTGGGATAAAGTTAAAACCTTTTTCATTGGATTTATAGATAAAATTAGTTCCGTTTTTAGCGGATTTGGTGAGTTTTTTAGCTCTTTATGGGGTGGTTTATTTAATTGGTTTGCTTCTAAGTTTGAATGGTTAAGCAAAGCATTTGCAAAGATTAAAGATATAGCTAAAAGCGTGGCCTCTTTTTTTGGTTTTAGTGATAATGATAAAAAGTTGATGGAGAAAAATATCAAAATTTACAAAATGATAATTCTAGAACCCATCATGGCATAGTAAGATCAGGTGCTCCAAAGCATGAAGCAAGACAAGCTGAAATTGCCGCTTTATCCAAAAGAAGTGATATTTCTAAAAAAAATGAAATCAATGTAAATATTAATGGAACTTTTAATATAAGTTCAAATAATGGAGTGTTTGATTTAAAAGCTTTCGCAAAAGAAGTTGAAAATAGTGTTTTAAGTGCATTAAATAAAAATGCAGATAAAAAAGTGCAGACAACAATTTGGGGTTAAAATGATATTTTGTTTAGGTGAGTTTGAGTTTGAAGCTTTAAATGTAGATGAGCTTGAAAAAAATTATGAATACGGCATTAGAAGCATTGAACGTATTAATAATCATAATGCTTTAATCAGCATTGCTAAAGCAAATGAAAGTATTAAAATAAGTGGCAAAACTTTACCGCTTAGTAAAGATAAAAACACTTATTTAGATACTTTAAAGCAAATGGCTTCTCAAAATAAAAGCTATGCAATGTGTAGTGCCAGTGGAGTTTATTTTGGAAAATTTGCGATTTTAAGTATCAGCGAAAAACAAAGTGCTTTTTTAGAAGGCAGTGGCTTTTTAACACAAAGTTTTGAACTTAATTTACAAAGGGATTTTGATGAGTGAGATTTACATTGCAAAAAACAATGAAAGGCTTGATAGTGTGGTTTATAGGCATTATGGAACGCTTTTGTATTTTGATCAAGTTTTATTAGCCAATCCAAAATTAGAGCCTCTTTTAAAAACAGGAGATAAAGTGATTTTACCTAATATTGAAATTCAAGAAAACAAGGAAGAAACTTTATGGTAAATCATCCTAGCTTTAAGATAAAAGCAAATGATAAAGATATTACACAAAAGATAAGTCTTAATCTTATTAATTTAAGCTTTGATGATAAGGCCAAGGATGAAAGTGATGAGATAAGCATCAGTTTAAATGGACTTTATGCAAGAGCTCCTTTTGGCGATAAGTTAGAACTTTGGCTTGGATTTGATGAAAAACTTTTTAAATGTGGTACTTTTAGCATTAATAGTTTTAGTAAAAATTATAGCTCTAAAACAACAGATATTAAAGCTACTGCGATTAATTTTGCTAGCAATATTAAAAACAAAAAATCAAGGACTTGGGAAAATACCAATCTTGCAGATATTGCTTTAAAAATTGCTGGGGAAAATAATTTAAAAGCAAAAACAAATAATGCAAACAAAGCTTATATCAAACATGAACTTCAAAACAATGTAAGCGATATTGAGTTTATTTATACTCTTTGTGCAAAATATGGCTTTTTAGCTTGCATAAAAGAACAAACTCTTATCATCATAGAGCAAAAAGAGGCAGCACAAGAGGGTGTAAAGGGTGGTGGAAAACAAGAGGGTGGCATTAAATATACTTTAGATATAAGCGAACTTAGTGATTTAAATATCAGCATTAAAAATCGCAATGATTATACAGGCGTTAAACTAACTTACCAAGATATAGAACAAGGCATTGTTAAAAGCGTTTTAAGTGGCAATGATAAGGGTTGTGTTTATGAGCTAAAGATTGCTGGAGTAAAGAATGATAGTGAGGCACTAAACTTGGCAAATGCTAAGCTTAATGCTTTAAATAAAGGCTCTTTTGAAGGAAGTTTTAGCATGATAGGGAAAAATATCAAAGCAGGAGCGAATTTAGAAATAAAAGGCATTGATGAAAAGGTTATTTTTAGTATTAAAGATGTAAAACATGACTTTTCTTTGAGTGGATATACTATAAGTGTTAATTTTGAAGGGTAATAAGGAAGACTAAAGCCTTCCTTTTTCTAAAAACTAGCAAACTAATCAAATCTATTTATATTGAATTAATTAAAACAAGGGATATTTTTTTCACTTTCTATTATCTTGACAAATTCTTCATAAATACATAGTGCATTGTCAATAATTTGATTGTATTTTAATATCTTGATATTGAATGTTTCTTCAAGAGAAATGATTTCTTTTTCTGATATTTCAATAGAATTTCCACTTCCCTTTATTCCAGCGTCTTCTGAAATAATAAAATATGCTTTAATATCTTCTTCATTTATCGACTTAATATTGTCTGACAAATTTTGTATTAGTGCTATTCTATATTTTTCAATTTGACTGTAAATATCTGTATATTTAACTTTTGCATGTCCCGTAGCAGTATTTTTTTTTAATTCTACTATAATGGGATATTGTTCTTCGGCTATACTAATTAAAATATCAATAAAATTTCTATGTATTTCACCTTCTTTATCAATTTCCCTATAATACTTTTGACGTACTATATTAAACGATTCTTGATTATTTAATTTTTTACTCCAATAAGGATTAATTAACCAAGGATGTTCATACAAGTGATCTTCAAAAAATTTCTCTGGAGTATTATTCTCATTCATTAATTCTTGAAGTTTTTTGATTGCCAAAATTCTATTTTTTGCTATTTCATAAACCTTTAAGTGATCAGAGTTTGCAATTTTAGACATTAGAGTATTTAATAATTCTGTAAATGAATTATTGTTTCTATTTAAGCTATTTTCTAGTTCTTGGATATCAACGTTATTGATAGTATGAACAATTGAACTTATCATTTGTTTGATATTTTTATGGTAAATTTCTTCATCTTCTTTATCTTGTTCATCAATTCCTTGGATCATAATGTGTAAAAATTTTTTATGTATGTTTAATTTTCTATCATCTAAAGATTTAAGCCAATTTTGATAACTTTCATTGTTTTTAATGTCCTCTGGAATATAACTAATTGAATCTTTGGTTCTAATTTCTTGCCATTTATTTACAAAAACATTTCTTACGTCTTTTAAATTGTCAATAAATTCGCTTACATATTCATCAGAAATATCTAAACCTTGTCTGCTTGATGTAATTGGAGAGTCATTTTCAGAATAAAAAAAATCTGCATGAACTTCTCCTACTAAATATTGACTAGCAATTCTTGCATTAGCACTTTCTTTAAAAATATTTTCATCAGCAATTTTTTTATTAATGAATACGATTACATTGTTAAAGTCAAAATTTTTAGTTTGAATTTTTTTAAGCTCTGCAACACCTCCCATCCATCCTTTTATTTTATTTTCATTAAAGTATTTAATAATATCTTGTTCTCTATTATAAAGGATTTTTTTAGATGCATCAACATTGGGAAATAATTCATTAATCTCTTCTGTGCTATATCCAAAATAAACCAATAATTCTATGCTATCATAATATATGTGCGACTCTAAACTAACTTCATCATCGTTAATTTTAACTTTAAAGTTATCTTTGCTAGATGCAATATAAAATCTTCTAGATAAATGAATTTTTAAATTATCCGTAGTTGAAGTTATCACCCTTCTTCTTAAATGTTCTATTTTGACAATCATTCCAGATTGATTAGAGTTATATTGACTAAATTCAGTCGGTAAATTTTCAATTTCTTGATAGACAACATTATGAGTATTTTCTTCACTTAAAAGTTCTTCATATTTTAATGTAAAAGTAATCCACTTATCAGAATTAATACTTTTTGTATATACGGTATACATATCTCCCAAACTAAAAGCAGCTAGTTTTCCAATTCCTTTTTGCCCCATTGGAAGTCTTTCTTTAAGATTATTGATAGGATTTTCCTTATCCTTGTTTCTTCCTATTTTTGCATATTTTTTTTGCAGCTCATCAACATTTAAACCTTTCCCATTGTCGGCTACTACAAGAAAGGTTTTATTAAGAACTATATCTACCTGTGTTGCATAAGCATCATAAGAATTTGCTATTAGTTCTGCTATTGCTGGAGGATTGCTATTATACAGTTTTCTTCCTAAATGATTTACAGCTTTATTTGCTATAGAAAATTCAATTGTATTAGCCATACGCTTCTCCTATCAGATGTTTTTTAATGCTTATTCCTATTATTTCCCCAAGTCTTGGAGGAACAGCATTTCCTATATGTCTTGAGATAACAGATGTTTTAATTCCAACTTCATTATCAATAAAATCATAATCTAAAGGAAATGTTTGCAATAAACTTGCCTCTCTTAAACTTATTGCACGATTTTGTTCAGGATGTCCAAATCTACCATTTCCTAAACTCGTGCAAAAAGTAGTCATTGTAGGAGAAGGTTCTTCCCATTTCATTCTTCCATATACACTACCAAAATTTTTACCAGATTCTTTTTTATGGCATTTAAGTATTAAATGCTCAGGCCAATCTTTCCAACTACCTCCATTTTTAGGAGTAGCTTTAATTCTTTCTAAATTTAATCCTGATAAAGGTTTAGCTATGTGTAATGGATCTGTTTTAGATTGTTCTCCTGATTTAATCTTAGGTAGAAAGCCTATTGCATCTCTTACTGTCTTGTAATTTTCTTTGTGGTGTGTTTTATTTATAATGTGTATTTCTTTAATTTTAGATCCCAATAAAACTAATCTTTTTCTATTTTGAGGCATGCCATATTCTGGACAAAATATAATTTTATAATCAATAAAATAACCATGTTTTTTTAAAGTACTAATAAAATTTTTAAATATCGGATATTTTTCCAAATCAGGCACATTTTCCATACTAATAATTTCAGGTTTTATTTCAATTATTAATCTAAGAAATTCATTAAGTAAAGTCCATTTCTCATCATTTTCATTATTTTTGCCTTTGGTGTATTTGGAAAATGTTTGACATGGAGCACATCCTACTAGAATCTTATATTTTGTATCACCAAAATATTCTTGGATCTCATTTGAAGAAATATTTTTTATATTTTTTTCTATAAACTGTGCTTTTATATTTTTTTCATAAGCATATTTGCAAGTTTTATCCAAATCATATCCTGCTATTATTTCAAAGCCAGCTTGTTTTAAACCACAGCTTAATCCACCAACACCACAAAATAAATCAATTACTTTACTTTCTTTCATAAAACACTTTATCTCTTTTTTAAATTATACAATTAATTTTTATATAAGATGCTTAAAAGACTTTTAGCTAAATGTTTAATAACACCTTAGACAACATTAATGATATTTTTTGCATTAGAAATCAAATTCAAAAAACAATACTTTGATTTTAAGTATCAAATGACTTTGATTTGAAAAGCGGTTTTATAGATGATATAAACATAGAAACAAATAATTCTATTGAATGCTTTTTTTGTGAGCGAGCAAATCAAATTTTAAATGATAATGCTAAAGCTGCCATTATCTTACCAAGTTCTATTTTAAATAAAGATTCTATTTATAAAAATACAAGAGAAATATTATTTCAAAATTTTGATTTTATTGCCATTGTAGAGCTAGGTAATCAAACATTTGGAGCAACAGGGACAAATACGATTATTTTATTTTTACGCAAAAAAGAAACTTTTAAACAAGAAAATCATCTTATTTCTCAAGATTATAGTTTGATTAAAGAACGCATAGAAGCTGAAAATTTAAAAGACAATGAAAACTTTTATCAAAATTATCTAAGTGCGTATTGTGATTTTAGAAAATTTGATAAAGAGCTTTATAGTAATTTTTTAAATGGAAACTTAGATTCTAATCTTGCAGAGTTAGAAGCCTTTAAAGATTATCGCAATGCATTTAGGCAAACAAGTGATTATAAAAAACTTAAAGAATCTAAATTTTATAAAGAAAGTAAAGATAAGCAAGATTTAGAAGATAAAGCCTTTTTAGCTTATGCTCAGGCAATAGAAAAGGATAAATTGCTTTATTTTAGTCTAAGTCTTAATCAAGAAGTTTTAATCATAAAATCCCCAAGTGATATAAAAGAACAAAAGAAATTTTTAGGTTATGAGTGGAGTAATAGAAAAGGTGATGAAGGTTTAAAAGAATTGCACGAGCCTTATTTGAGCCCACTTTTTGAAAGAGGCAATCCACAAAATGAGACTAAGCTTAATACTTTAATCTACAAATCTTTTTTAAATACGCCGCTTGATGTTATCCCGCAAGAATTGCAGATTTATGCTACAAAAGCAAGGCTTGTTGATATGATGGATTTTGAAAAAGTGGAATTTAATAAAGCTATAAGTTTAAATCCTAGCAATTCAACGCAAAGTGAGATGTCTAATCCTTTTATAAATTCTAAATTTGAGTTAGTAAGACTTAAAGATTTTGTATTAGATATTCAAACCGCAAAGCGTCCTAGTGGTGGTGTCGGCAAATATGAAAACGGTGCACTGAGTCTTGGTGGAGAACATATAGACAATAAAAGTGGGTATATCAAATTAGATAATCCTAAGTATGTACCAATAGAATTTTATGAAAGTTTTGCGTTGCAAGATAAAGGAATTGTAAAACAATTTGATATTTTAATATGTAAAGATGGTGCATTAACTGGAAAAATTGCAATGGTGCGTAATGAATTTATTAGGAAATCTGCAATGATTAATGAGCATATTTTTTTATTGCGTTGTGATAATATAGCAAAACAAAAATATTTATTTTATATATTACATTCTTATAGTGGACAACAAGCTTTAAAATCTAAAATTACAGGTTCGGCTCAAGGCGGAATCAATAAAACAAATTTAGAATCTATTTTAATACCAAATGCAGACTTTGAGATTCAAAAGCAAATCGTGGCAGAATGTGAAAAGGTAGAAGAGCAGTATAACACAATAAGAATGAGTATAGAAGAGTATCAAAATTTAATCAAGGCAATACTTCAAAAATGCGGTATTATAGATGATGGGGGGGGGTATGAGCTAAATTCTATTTTAGAAAATTTGCAAAAATTAGAATTTAAGCTTGATTTTAATCTTTTGCTTTCGCTAATTGAAGAACAAATCAGTCATTCTGAAGTATTAGTTGAAGAAACTCAAAGCAAGGAAAGAAAGCAAGATTTTAATGCTTTTAAAAACTTTTCTAAAACTATACAAGAGCTTTTACAAACTCTCTCAACTCCACCAAAAGATGGCTGGAAGAGAATTTCTTTAAAGAATGAACAATATATGGAACTTAATCCTAGCAAAAAAGAAATATCAAAACTTGATGAAAATATGCTTGTCTCATTTATAGAAATGGCTAGCGTTTCAGATAAGGGTTATATTCAAAGTAAGATAGATAGGTCATTAAACGAAGTAAGAAAAGGCTACACATATTTTATAGAAAATGATATTTTGATTGCAAAAATTACTCCTTGCATGGAAAATGGTAAATGTGCTATCGCAAAAAATCTAACAAATAACATAGGTTTTGGTAGCACAGAATTTCATATTTTTAGAGCAAAAACAGGGCTTGATAGTAGTTTCTTATTCTATAATCTAAATCAACAAAATATAAGAGAAAAAGCAGCTCTTGCTATGACTGGAGCAAGTGGACACAAAAGAGTTCCTATAAGTTTTTATGAAAATCTTACAATCCCACTCCCACCGTTAGAAATTCAAGAAAAAATTGTTCAAAACATTGAATTAGTAGAACAACAAATTGATTTTCTTAATCTTAAATTAGAATTTTTAGAAAAAGAAAAAGAAAAAATCTTGCAAAAATATTTATTTTCTTAA